GGCCTGTTGACGCGTCTGCGTTCGGCCTGGTTCGGTCCGTCCGTGCCGCTGGCGCCCGAGGCGCCGCCGGATACGGCCGGCCGGCAGTTCGACTATCCGGTCGGGTTCAATCTGCGCCTCCAGCCGCGCCAGGACGAGGGCACCAGCTTTGCGGAATTGCGCGGGTTGGCCGATGCGTACGATCTGGTGCGGCTGGTGATCGAGACCCGGAAAGACCAGATCGAAGCGCTCGACTGGCAGATCCGGCCGCGCCGGGGTGGCCCGTCCGACGATCCGCGGATATCCGCGATCGAGGATCTGCTGCGCTACCCGGACCGCGAGCACCCGTGGTCGAGCTGGGTCCGGCTGCTGCTGGAAGACCTGTTCGTGCTGGATGCACCGACGCTCTATGTCCGGCGGACCGCCACCGGCGCGCTCTGGGGCCTGGAGGTGGTCGACGGCGCCACGATCAAGCGCTTGCTCGGTCCCGACGGCCGCACGCCCAGGGCGTCGGACCCGGCCTATCAGCAGGTGCTGAAGGGGATTCCGGCCGTCGACTACACGGCCGACGAGCTGATCTACGCGCCGCGCAATCCGCGGCCGCACAAGGTCTACGGCTATTCGCCGGTCGAACAGATCCTGATGACGGTCAACATCGGGCTGCGCCGCCAGGTCAGCCAGCTCAACTATTTCACCGAGGGCAATACGCCCGAAGCGCTGATCGGCGTGCCGGAGCAATGGACGCCGGACCAGATCCGGCAGTTCCAGGAATATTGGGACGCGCTGCTCGAAGGCAATCTGGCGGCCCGGCGCCACACCCGCTTCGTGCCGGGTGGTCTCAAGTATCAGCCGATCCGCGACGTGCCGCTGAAGGATGATTTCGACGAATGGCTGGCGCGGGTCGTGTGTTTCGCCTTCTCGATCCCGCCGACGGCCTTCTCGAAACAGACCAATCGGGCGACGGCGGAGGCGTCCCAGGATGCGGCGACGGCCGAGGGGCTGCAGCCGCTGCTGGTCTGGCTGAAGAGCCTGATCGACCGGATCATCGGCCAGGTGCTGGGCTGCGACGACCTGGAATTCGCCTGGGCCGATCGCACGGCGCCCGACCCGCAGACCCAGGCGACGATCGCGGCCGCCTATGTCGGTGCCGGCATCAAGACCCGCAACGAGGTGCGTGCCGAACTGGGGCTCGATCCGATCGCCGGCGGCGATACGCTCACCACGGCCACGCCGGCGGCGACGCTGCCGGGAGGAATGGCGAAGGCGGGCTACGATCCCGACCAGGCACGTGACCAGGATGGGCGATGGAGTCCGGATGGAGCCGCCGGCAAGAGCGACGGGTACAGCTTTTGGAACACACCGGTGCCCTACTACGACGGCATGAGCCCGACCACTTACGGGACGATGACGGGCAAAGAGGCGGTTATCGGGGCGGCGGTGTCGGTTGCCACTCCGTTGGCTGTCAGGGCGGCGAGTTTGCTGGCTCCGGTGGCGGTCGATAGCGCGCCCATACTTTCGCTCGCCGAAAGAGCGGGCCTACGGGAGCTGTTTGGCCAAGGCCCAGCGGGGGCCCAAAGTCTGTTGGATCGGGCCGCCCAGGGTTCCGTGGATCTTCCACCCGAGGTAACAATACAAACTCTGCAGAGTTACCAACAGATCGCTCAGCAAGCCATCGAGCGAGGAATCGACAAGATCGGAACCCAAGCCCTGCGACGGCAAGCTATTCAAACTATTCTGGATCAAATGCGGAGACGCTGAGATGGAAGCACTGCAAGTACAAACGGCGCTCTTGGCGCGGGAGACGAAGCTATCACCTCCAGCCAGTCAGGCCGAACTGACGAGGCTTGCCAGCGTCGGTGAGGGGAAAGTGGACAAGTATATTTTGGATCTGTATTCGACATTCAATGGATTTGAAGGATGTGACCAGAAAAGTCAGATTTCTTTATGGTCTATTGACAGAATAGTTCAGGAAAAATCTCTGGAATCGAAGATGGATGATAAAATATATGCTGTTTTTGGCGACTTATTGATCGACTCGGATTTCGTCATGTGGTGCCCGAATAACGCGAATCTGCCGGTGTACCTGCTTCATGAGCGTCGGGAACTGGCCGCGTCCGTGGCCGATTTTCTCGAAAAGCTAGCGGTCGGTGGTTTCGATTTCGTTGGCTCAGCGCACTGACCGTTCTCGAAGGACACAGGAAATCATCTGCCGAGAAGGACAACCTACGCCGCCGACACGGTTTTGATGAAAGCATCCAAACCGATTGCCTCGGTGTCGCCCTTCAGTGGGAAACGTTCGGTTCCCGGATAGACGACGAACCGGCGCTCGGGTTTCAGGTCGTCGCAAGCAAGGTGGAAGCCCTTTTCCACCTTGGGCGCCAGGCTGCGCTTGATCTCGATGGCCCAGAGGCGGCCGCCGGGCAGGGTCAGCAGCAGATCGATCTCGGCACCGGCCGCGGTTCGATAAAATGAGGCTTCGGTTCCGGCCGGTGCGGCGGCGATCGCGTTCTCAATCACGAAGCCTTCCCAACTGGTGCCGACCACCGGATGACCCAGTAGGCTTTCCAGATCGCCGAACCCGAGCAGCGCATGCACCAGTCCGCTATCGCGCACATAGACCTTGGGCGACTTGACCAGCCGCTTGCCGACATTCGCGTGCCAGGAAGGCAGGCGCCGGACCAGCAGCAGGTCGACCAGCAGATCCAGATAGGCCGCGACCGTCTTGCCATCGACGCCGAGCCCGCGTGCGAGTTCGGCCGCGTTGAGCAGGCCGCCGTGATGATGGGCGAGCATGGTCCAAAACCGCCGGAGCGTTTCGGCCGCGATCCGGGGGCCGAATTGCGGAATGTCACGCTCCAGATAGGTGCGGATGAAATCGCGCCGCCAGCGGACGCTGTCGGCGTCGCTCTGCGCCAGCAGGCTGTCGGGGAAGCCGCCGCGGACCCATAGGGTTTCCCGTTGGCCCGCGTCGATCTCGGCGATGCCGACCGGGCCGAGCTCGAGATAGGCAATGCGGCCGGCGAGCGATTCGCCCGATTGCTTCAACAGATCGATCGACGCGGATCCCAGCAGCAGGAAGCGCGACAGGCCTTGTCCGCTCCGGCGGCCACGATCGATGATGCCGCGAAGCGCGCGAAACAAGTCCGGCAGACGATGAACCTCGTCCAGGATGACCAGCTGGTCGGCGTGGCCCGCCAGATAGAGTTCGGGATCGGCAAGTTTGGCCCGATCGCTGTCGGATTCGAGATCGAGATAGATCGACGGACGGACCTCGGCGACGTCGAGTGCCAGCGTCGTCTTGCCGACCTGCCGCGGCCCGAGCAGTGCGACGGCGGGCGATCGATCCAGCAGTTCGATGAGATGGGGCTCGATTTTTCGCTCTATCATCCTTGCATTTATGGAATTATATTCCGTAAATGCAAGGATGAATTTTGAGCGGCGACCTGTTCGTTAGCTTTGGCGTTAGCCTAGCGCTGCCAAACTAGATATATCGTCACCTATCTGCGCGATGTGCTTCGTCGATCGCCGAAGGGCATCCGATCAGCCGAATCGACGAGCTCATGCCTTGGATAAAAAGAGTGGGCGACGACACGTCACGGATTGATCAATAGCGTCGCCTACTGGCTTGCGTTGGCTATTGCGGCCGCATGTGGGCTCGTTCCTTTCCTCCTTGTGCCAATCCCGGCAATCGACCCCTATCAGCTCCTCCTCGTGCCCGCGATCGTGGGCGCCATATTGCGCTGGGCTATGCTTCAGCGCTGGCGGACGCGATTGAGAATTCTTGGATGGGCCGCTACGGGTGCAGGACTCGCACTCTCGACATCGACTATCGTGGGCCATTTCCCGCCATATACCGCCTTCCGCGTCCCGATACCGAACATCGTTGGGCCTGTGTTTCATCTCGACGGTGAGGCGGCCTACGACGCAGGAATGTATGAGCTTTGGTGCGAGGCCTGGCTCGCCCTCGCGCTCATAACCATTGGGTTGTTCTTCGTGGTCAAACGCGGCCTGTCTATGCGACGCAGCTACCGCTGAGCGGACCTTCCGCACCGGACGCGTACCTTTGGACGGCCACGCCGAACCACCCCTTGGAAGGGGTATGGTCTTCGGTCAGGATCAAGGAGGGTCGACGGGAGACCTATAATAGGAACGAAACAAGAACTTTTTGCTTGACCCGTTCCGAGTTATCTGACAGAAAATACCCATCGTTCGAATTGTGCCCGCCCGGCTCCTGCCGCGGCGGGTTTTTTATTTCCCACATCCGGAGGAGTTCCGAACCATGAGGATCTACGCGCCGCTGCAGAAGATCGACGAGGAGCAGCGCATGGTCTACGGCTATGCCTCGACCGAGGCGCTCGACAGCCAGGGCGAGATCATCAAGCGCGATGCGATCGAGGCGGCGCTGCCCGGCTTCATGCGCTTCGGCAATATCCGCGAGATGCATCAACCCTCCGCCGTGGGTAAGGCCAAGGGCGCTACCATCGACGACAAGGGCCTCTATCTCGCCGCCAAGATCGTCGATGACGAGGCCTGGGCCAAGGTCAAGGAAGGCGTCTATTCCGGCTTCTCGGTCGCGGGCCAGGTCACCGCGCGCGACCCGATGCAGAAGCATGTCATCACCGGCTGCTCGCTCTCTGAAATCAGCCTGGTCGACCGGCCGTCGAACCCGGAGGCGGTGTTCGAGATGTTCAAGTCGGCGGACCCGCTCATCAAGGTCGGGCGGCGCAATTCCAGGGCCGACCTGTCGCACATCCAGGCGATCCATGACCATGCCGCCTCGCTGGGCGCCGACTGCTCCGGCTGTGCCGCGGGCGACGACGCGACCGACGGCGACGACGATGACACGGTCGCGAAGCTGGCCCGCACGCTCGGCCGCCTGACCGAGGATTATGCCCGGCTCGCCGCCCGCATCGGCCGGATCGAGGATCACCCGGCGCCGGCGCGCGGCAATCTGCGGGCGATCGCCAAGCAGGAGGACCTGGGCCGCTACCCGGCCGAGGAGCCCAGCGACACCAACGGCCTGATCAAGGCGGCGCTCAGCCGGCCGCGCATCTTCTGACCGCTCGCCTCCCGACATCCCCGCTCGTCCGACCCGGCTGTTCAGCCGGGTTTTTTATTGAGGAAACGCCCGATGACCACGACCGACGATACCTTGAGCCTGACCCGCGAGGCGCTGGCCACGCCCATGCCGTTCGGCAGCCTCACCAAGAGCTTCACGCAGTCGACGAACCCGATCTCAGGCATCACCTGGTACGACCTGGAAAAGCCGGCGAAGTCGCTGGTGCCGGTCATCACGCCGCTCAGGAACATGATCCCGCGCGTCACGGCGTCCGGCGGCATCCAGGCCAATTGGCGCGCCATCACCGGCGTCAATGTCGGCAACGCCACCTTCGGCGTCAGCGAGGGCAATCGCGGCCCGGTGCTGATCACCAGCACCAAGGACTATTACGCGGTCTACCGCGGCTACGGCTTCGACGATTTCGCCAGCTTCGAGGCGAGCTACGCCGCCGACGGCTTCGACGATCTGAAAGCCCGGACCATGGAGGGGCTGATCAAGTCCCTGATGATCCAGGAAGAGAAGATCGTGCTGGGCGCCAATACCTCGCTGGCGCTGGGCACGACACCGACGCCCAGCCTGACCACGGCCGGTTCCGGTGGCACGATCGCATCCGGTACCCAAAGCGTCATCGCCGTGGCGCTCAGCTACGAGGGGTTCCTGGCATCCTCGGTTGCCGGCGGTCTGCCGCTTTCCGGCACCCGTACGCTCGCCGATGGCACGACCGAGCAGGTCAATCAGGGCACGGCCCAGCAATCCGCCAACGCCACCATCGCCACGACCGGCGCGAGCTCGACGGTCACCGCGTCGCTGACGCCGGTGCCGGGCGCGTTCGGCTATGCCTGGTTCCTGGGGACGGCGGGATCGGAGAAGCTGGCCGCGATCACCTCGGTCGCGACCGTCACGCTGACGGCGCCGGCCGGCACCGGTGCGCAGCCGGCCACGGCCGGGTTCGCCGCCGACCATAGCCAGAACCGGCTGATCTTCGACGGGCTGTTCTCGCAGATCCTGCAGCCCGGCAGCGGCTCCTACATCGACACGCTGGCGAACGGTGCGACGCTGACCGCGGACGGCGTCGGCGGCGTGGTCGAGATCGATCAGGCGCTGCAGAGCTTCTGGGACAATTACCGCCTGGCGCCCGACACGATCTGGGTGTCGAGCCAGGAGCAGCGCAACATCACCCGCAAGGTCCTGTCGGCCACGACCGGAGCGGCCCAGCGCTTCGTCATCAACGTCGATCAGGGCCAGATCAAGGGCGGCGATCTGGTCACGTCCTACCTCAACAAATATTCGATGGACGGGGCCCAGGCGATCCCGGTCCGGCTGCACCCGAACATGCCGCCGGGCACGGTGCTGTTCACGACCGCGACCATTCCCTATCCGCTGTCGAACGTGGCGAACGTGCTGCAGATGCGCATGCGGCAGGATTTCTTCGCGATCGAATGGCCGCGCCGGACGCGCAAGTACGAGTACGGCATCTATGCCGACGGCGTGCTGCAGAACTACTTCCCGCCGGCGTTCGGCATGATCACCAACATCTCCAACGGCTGACGGCGGCGGCGGGCGGCCTTGGGTCGCCCGCCTGCCTTTTTCCGAAGGGGATAGCCATGGCCGATCTCACCACGCTCGCCAACCTCAAGGCTTGGCTCAATCTGACCGCGACCGGCGACGATGCGCTGCTGGGCCGGCTCGTCACCGCCGCCTCCGCTTTCGTCGAGAATTGGCTGGGGCGGCCGATCGGGCTCACGGGTTTCGTCGAGACCCGCGACGGCACCGGAGGGACGACACTGGCCTTCACCGTGACGCCGGTCACGGCCGTGACCGCGCTCGCGATCGACGGTCATCCAATCTTGCCGTCGCCCGATGGCG